AAGGAACTCAAGGACGTTCTATCGCAGATGGAGAAGGATGGAAAGTTATTCATGCACAAAGATGGAGACATCTACACACATGAGCCAAAGTGATTGTTATGGGCTGGTTCGACATAATCAAGATATCCACTAGAGATGCCATATCCGATGCTGAGAGATTCGCTCCCAATATAGTCTCCGATGCTAGAGATGAGCAGCGCAGAATAGAGCAAGCCGCCGCTATCAGGGATGAGCAAAGAAGAGTGGTTGAAGAGAGAAGAAAAGAGAAAGAGAGACTTGAGCAAGAGAGAAGAAAGAACAAACCGAACCTTGAGGAATTGGAGAGAGTAAAGAGCGGTCTTTCTATGGTTCCTAAAGAGAAACTCAATGAACTTCCTGAAGATTACTCAATTTATGACATATATGGTGGTTCTTATACGCTTCCTCGAAAGAATGTGAGAAAGGGACTTACCTCTTCGGAGAGGACTCAGTTCAATAGAAATGTAATGACGATGAGAAAAGTCAATGTACAAATGAAGAAAATGATGGATGATATGAATCTAGATAGAGCAAGAAATAATAGATTTGACGAGAAAGAAAAGACGATAGAGGACATAATTGAAATCATGCGAGAAAAGGATAGAGCAATGATTTCTTCGTATAACAGAGCATCAGAGGAAAACAATGAGTTGATGAGTGAGGCACTCAGGAGGATGGCGTATTATGCTAATCCTGAAAAAGATACCGAATATCTAATAGATTTGCTAAAAAACCCTAGAGGGTATGGTAATCAATATGGAACGATATAACCGTCCGGTTAGGGCATGTTTATGAATCAACCATACATACCACTAGCCAGTGGGATTAGTGGACGGTTTGCCAAAGTGGTTCAATTCGCTGAAAATGGCAGGTGCTGTCACAAGTACCGCTAGTGGCACGAAGTCACTGTTCAATGTGAGATATGGAGGTAAGAAACGTGGTAAGAAAGAAAAGGATACCCGTAGACTTCGGAAATCATAGAGGTGACATTGCCTATGACGGCAAGAACCTAAAGCAGTTGTATGGAGAGTGGAAGGCAAAGGCAAATGGCCTATCAGGTGCTAGTCAGGGATTCTACAACTTCGATGGCAGTCTGTATGACTACCTCAAGGGTCATGGTGTGGAGGGAAGGGTCATTGGGAACTCCGGTCCCAAGCCAATGGCCGAGAAGTACAAACTGTTCAATGTGTTGAATGACATAGAGAAGTTGGTCAAAAGACAGAGGCTCGATGCAAAGGTCATCGCCAACATAGTCTCTACCTACAAGACGTTGATTGAACTATCGAATGCCCCCAAATCAGATGCCAATCCTAGGAACATGATGTTCAGTGATCCTGTTGACTTCGATAGGTCCACAGGTCAGATCATAGACACGGAGCCTGTGTATGGACACTACCTGACACCGAACTACGTTGATAGGATCAAGGCCATAAACAGAAAGAGGGCGAGAGACGGCAAGGACTTGAAGACCGTTCCAAAGCCAGCCGTCGAGGAGTGGTACTCTTCGACAAAGGGATCAGCAGAGCCACCACTATGGAGGTTCAGTGTTGGACCGGACGGATTGATAGAGGTCTTGGAAGAGGGCATCAAGACATTAAAGGAGGCAGATGTGAGCATTGATGATCCGATTGCCATCGATAAGACGAGAGGTGCAGGACTTTGGGCATATGACAATTTCCCCGAAGTCAAGAAGTATTTCGACTTCTCATTCAGGGATGGTAAGATAAAGAACTTCATCACCAGTAATGGTAATCTATCAACCAGTAAACTTGTCACGAATCTGAAACTAGTTCCCATCCGTCCACAGAACAGTGCTGAGAATGATAGGGTCAAGGAGTGGATGAATGCCACTGGCATCCCCGGCATGATCACCAAGTTCTTCATCAGTGTGTCAAGGAGGCAGATTGAGAACATCATCAACAAGCACTACAAGCAGGAGTTCGACAAGGCACTCAAGGAGAAGACGAGTGTGAAGAAGTCTTGGAGGGAGGTGATCTTCGTTGGTCACTAGAAAGAGATGCGCTTTGTGCAACTCACCTGATAGGAATGAGATCGAGAGAAGGTTGGAGGAAGATGGAGACAACCCTGATCTCATCGACAGGGAGTATGAGTGGGCCTCCGGCACGACATCGAGACATCAGAGGAATCACATGGGCAACTACGTCAATTCATCGAATCCAAGATGCGCATTGTGTACGTCGGAGGCGAGGTCGATCATAGAGGAACAGTTGTCCGAGGGGAGGTTGACCCCAACGGTTGCAGCCAAGATGCTCGACTCAAGTGAGAATCAGATAAAGAGGCACATGACGAATCACTTGCAGCCATTAGTTCAGGAGTCTGCTGCCATGACGATTGCCAAGAAGGAGGTTGATGAGATAAGCACCCTCAGTGCGAACATCGAAAGACTCGATGACAAGTTGGACTTCCTCTTTCTACAGGATGACTTGGACCCCAAGTACATCGACTCACTCACCAAACTGGCAAAAGAGGTCAGGGAGTCGCTACGATACCTATTGGAGTTCAAGGGTAAACTCGTTCACAAGAGGCAGGATACCGTCATCATCACACAGATGCAGATTATTCAGGAGGTTCTCGCACAGAATCATCCCGATGTTTGGGTTGATGTGAGAAGCAAACTACAGGAGAAGATGCAATGAGTTGGGAAGATATATTGAAGAAACAGTTTAACTTTGGGATGTTGGATTTTAAGAGAACGAGTTTTGATGGCTCCGACACTCTAGTATTAGATGCGAGGTATAGTGCAAAAGAATTGTTGAATCTTAAGTTCAGTAGACGAGAAAATAAGCCTTATCCGAGTCAAATTTACGATTTCAGGCTATTGAAGTATCCTTCTGGACCTGACCTTATTCTTGTGCAGAACCCTGATGATGTCACTATCTACGACAAAACGTTTTCTTCAGATAACTTGTTGGAGGATCTTCCCAATGACATAATTCGAGAGGTAGAAGAAGCAGTTAGAAAGGACATAAAGGAAAGGAACATGGATGATTTTCCACGAACTTTCCAAGATATGAACAAGTCGGTGATGCAATGAGTTGGATGGGGGTTCTTAAGCAAGAAGACCTTGAAATTTTTTGGGATTCAAAAGATGGAAAGGCAAGTGCAGAAGTTTTCTATGCAGGTTATTGGGGAATTTTGTCTTTTCATCATGATGGAGAAAAAAGAAAGGGATTGGGAGAAAAATACCTAAGAGAACTGGTTG